GATTCAAGTTCTGTAATGTTGAACATATCTTTATACACGTACGCGTACTTTTTCATGGTCGGCATTTTGTAGCCACGGAACTTAGCCATAGGTTTAACGAACGAGACGAGAACTTCGTCGATATCAATAGCAACTCTTTTCATTTAAATTATATTATATAAAAATCTCTAATTGTGTTTTTTGTGTCTAAAATTTTTACTCAGCTATAGTAGATTAAATATGACAGTACCACCTGTCGTCGACTATGGCAGAATGGAGCGTCTTAAACCTCCAGAAAACACAGTTATACCTTTGAATATGAATACGTTATGTATATTTTTGATAATAGTAACAGGAATAGGACTGTATAAACGCCACGTTGATATTAGTCAATACCGCGAACAACGTCATATTTGATACACTCGTTAGGGTCTAAGTATACGTCGCGTTTCATGAGTTTTTTGAGTTGTTTATCGGGAATACTCGTCTTTTCCGTGTACGTTTTCTTAACCATATCCATGAGTTTATCACACATTTTCATTTCATCCTTAACTTCCTCGTATTTCCCCCAGAACCCGGTCGTAGATATTTGATGTATGAGAACGTGTGCATTTTTACCAATGCGACGTTCGTGTCCACCTAAAAGGAGGAACGTTGCTGCTGAACCACATTCACCTTGTGCGATCGTGATAACCTTAACACGGGACTTTTCGAGTATGTTCATTGCACTTAGACCCGCGAACAAATCACCTCCTCCACTACACACGTGTACGCGTATAACAGGTTCATAGCCTATAAATTCCGCTTGTTGTTTAAGAAGTTTAATTTCGAGTTTTTTAAACTCTTCTATAAAGTCGAGTATATCGTCGTCTGTGATTTCTCCGTAATATAGAATTTCGTTACCAATAACGCGGGTGATTTTAAAATCTTCCTCATCCGTGTTAGTGGCAGACATGTTTTATTTTATAATGTAATTTCTTCTTTAATCATTTTTTTTATTTTAGTAACTTCTCTTTGTTTGAGTTTATTTTGTAATCCTAGATGATTCATAACGTCAAAATCTTGTGGTGTTAAATTATATTCTTTAAATTTGGAAACGTCGCCTTTTTTTGCATATTCTCTTAAAATCATAAACTCTTGGTGGCCTAAAATAGAAGGTGATCGTGCTCGTATACTTTTTATTTTTTGTTCACGCATTTTTTGGTTTCCGAATTTAGTCCAAAATCGACCAGGTCTCAATTGTTCTTTAATGAGAGGTTTTGTAAAATACGATCTTGGTATTTTCATAACACTTAAAGAGAAATAGGACATCATTTCCCAGTACCCTTGGTATAGTAAATCGTCATAAATATCTGTAGAACTAAGTGATTCTGCTATTTTTTCCGCGTTATCTTCTATTGCATCTGGATAATTTTCCTGTATAACAGCCCATATATGACCGTGTTCACATACAGCGTCTTCTATGTCTATGTCTAAATTATTACATAGTATTTCAGATACGATTTCTTTTGGTGTTTTAAAAAGATCTTTTTGGTGTGGGTATTCTAAATAATCGTAGAAATTGTGAAGATTTCCCGAACACTTTTCTGCAGCTAATTTACAATTTGTGTGTTTTGGTTCAAGTTTTATTATATCGGATGGTTGAAGTTTTTGAATTATTATGGTTTCGAAATTATCCATAAAATAAACACTTTTTGACGTGACAATAAATTGTTTGTTAGTTATTTTAATACCTTCAGAAACTTGTTCTACTATACACTTGTATGCGTGTATATCCGATTCGTAATCTTCTATGTATGCGTGCATGTTCGCTTTTTTAATCGTACTCATGAATATATCTTTTTTTCGGAGTGGTTCATCCCATATTTCTATACTATTCGATTCATCGAGAATTTGTTTCAGAATGAACGTTTTTCCAAAACCGGCAGAACCACACAAAAATACGTTTTTACCTTCGTTTATACATTTTTTTAGAAGATTTATTTCGTTATCATGGAGCGATATTCTTTCATCCTTTTTTTGTGGTTTTATAATAACAAAGGAATCCATGTCAGGTGAAGATGATGACCTTACTACCCAGGCTTTAGATATGTTTTTGGAAAATGATACGCTTCAAAAACGTGTTATAGATCCTTTAAAAAGGAAAATACTTCCTTATATAATGTGTATTGGTTTCTTTAATTTAATACTGTTTATTATGGTTGCTTATCTTGCGAATCGTCTTTCTCTGATTCTGTAGTTTCATCTTTTGGTATTTCTGTAATGACTTCCATAAGTTCGGTTCTTCTACGAAGTTCTTGCATTAAATCACCTTTCAAACTAACGAGTCCTTTATCTTTTAAATCGGAAATTTCATTAATTCGTTGTTGTTTTCCTTCTATATCAGCTTTAACTGTTTTCTTTATTTTTTGTGTAGTGCCTCGTATATCATCGAGTTCTTGTTTGAGTTCTCTTTTTGCTACGCCTCCAACAGCGTCTTTCAGTTTTGTTATTATTTTGTTTTCTTCTATTGCTTTGAATGGGTTTATTGGTTGAATGTGCATGATTTCTGGTTTGAAGAATGCATTATCATCTGGGAACTCTTTTTCAAATGCATCTATTATATATTTAGGTACGTTTGGTGATTGTTCAATTAAACGATCGTATTCAGCACGCATGTTTTCGATCATGTTTGTCCCATTCTGTGTTCTTTCTGAAAGTGGAAGCGTTAATTCGAGACGTATTGTTCTTGAAACTTTACCGTATTGTACCGAAGCAACTCGGTGTCCTTCCATGAGTTCGTTGATTTTAAGAAACTGCATGATAGTAGTTGCTATAGCAGTAATAAGATTCAAACCACCAATAGCCGATGGAACAAATGGTTGCACAGTTGGTGGGAATGTTTCCTGTGCAAAGTTTGCTGTTCCTGTGATTGTACTTACTATAATCAGTGGTATTGTGAATTTCATACTCTGATTTTTGTAGGAACAATACGCTTGGTAATGCATGTATCTGTAACAGGCCGCAGCTTCTCCCCAGGATTTAAGTATCTTTTCCTGTTGTGGATGCCATATTTTAGGGAGTTTCTTTTCTTCGTTCATACTAATAGATATGAACATTATATTCTTCATTCATTTGATTTTTTTTATAACAATGCTTATTGTTCCATTTATGAAAAATAAACAAAATTTAGAATTTTATTCTCTCCTTGTACCTTTTATATTTTTCCATTGGTCTATTAATGATGATACGTGTGCTTTAACACAAATGGAAATGGTTATGACTGGTAATAAGAAAGAAGAGACTTTCTTTGGTAGGGTTATGGGTCCAATTTATATAATGGATGATACCGATGCAAATAATTTATTAAAAACAGTTTTCTTTAGTCTTTGGATGTTGGTTCAGTTTAGACTCAATCGAATTGATTTGAGTCCGTTGTATAGTTTACGGAAATAATGTTGTGGTATTATAAATGAAGGTTAAAACAAAACAAAAATTGTTAGGTTTTATGATCGTCGCACTTATTTTGCTTACTATATATCAGGCTCGTAATCCAATAACGGTTCAGAAAAACGTTCCAGTTCGTGTGCCTGTTCCAGTAAAAGTTCCAGTACGAGTTGAAAGGGAATATAGAGAACCACCAATCAAGGAATATAAACCTGGACACGTCCAACAGATGGGTGTTCTTGTTGGTCCAGATGATGAGACTTTACCTTTGTATGGTAAAGAGGTTCGTGGTAGAAGAGATAGGTACCATTATTACACGACAACTCCGGGCGATCAAATGTATTCGCTTCCAATAACTCACGATTCTAGAGACTGTATGGACGATATTGGATGTGGTGAATTTTACGGAAACGAAGATGTTTCTATATTGGGACAAACGGGAGCATATCAGGCTAAATTGTATAGAACGGATAACTTTTTTTAAATTAAAATATATGTTATTAATAAAAAATGATCCATCTTCTGTTTAAAATGGATAAAATTGCTATGCTTGCTTCGCTCATAGTCATATGCGTTTCGCAATCTACCAGGTGGGGTATCTGTGGTAAATTGACCCCTGATATTGATAAGATCAAAAAGAGTGAGAAGTGTAAAAAGGCGACTATATCGGATGCCGTTATTACGACCGTGTGTTGTTTATGTTGTTGGTTTGTTGCACCAAAACTTGCACCACCATCTCCTACTAATTTTCTTTAAATTTTCTTGGTTAATATAAATGAGAATCGATTCATTAAAATCTGAAGCTAAGAGACTTGGTCTTCGTGTAACTAAAAAGGTAAAAGGTAAGCGCGTACCTTTAACTGAAAAGGAATTGAGTTTGAAAATTCAAAGACGACAGGCGCCAGCTTTGAACATTCAAGTTAGAGAAACGAAAAAACTTTTACGCGCGTGTAGATCCATGTTTAAAATAATGGATGCACCTACACGCATTCCTAAACCTAAAACCCCTGTTAGAAAACCATCTACACTACTTCCTATTAGACGCGTGCCAGCTCCACCTCCAATACCACCAGCACCACCAGTTCCACCACGTCCCATGAAACGAAACATTCGCGCGAATTTAATGACTGCTTTAAAAGCCAATCTTGAAAAACGCGGTCTTAAGAAAAGGTTAAACCAAATTTCTTAGTCATTGTTTTTTTAGCACTTACCAAATCGGGTTGACTCCAAAGAAGCCATCTCGACCAAAACCCCGCGGTATAAAAACCTGTTTTACCCCAGTTTTCTTTATCGCTTCTTATAACATCGAGCATGTTTGCGTGAACAAGTTTAGGATCAGTTTGTTTTTGAACCATGTGTGGAACGAACCCACCGTGTCGTGTTACGTAAGAACGCATTCGCACAGGATCCTTATGTATTGTATAGTCTGAGTATCCTCTCGCGCCAAAGTCAACGTAACGTCCATTTTCGAACGTTACGCGGAACTTTTTATCGATCCTTGGACTCTTTTTTAAATGAACTCGGGTCATTTATTATATAGTTATAAATTATTTTTAAAAAAGTCCCCTTCTTGTTTTATTTAATCTACCT